TTATTTGGAAGCTTTTGTGTTTACATTGTACACCCAACAATCATATCCCATTATATGGTAGAACTTGCCCTGAACCTTATCTACTGCAAGTCTCTGACCTTTTTTGAACTTGCCAAGGCTCTTAGTTCTTGCTAAGGCTTTTGGAGCTTTCCTCTTGTGACATTTCTTTGTAGTCTTGATGTACTTAATTGGCTTCTTAATCAAGAATAAATACTTAACATACTGCTCCCATTTAGCACGAGTTGTTTTTTCGCACTCTTCGGAATCATTATATGGGTCATAAATATAAATGTGATCTTTTGTGACTTCACGGATAAAGACGTAATGGCCAGATGTTGTCCAGATGCTCTTGCCCATGCAGGCTATACCAATGTACTTGCCTGTTCTAATCTTCTTAAGGAAATCTGTTACAACTGCTGCATTTTTCTTTCCATATAAAGAAGTATAGTTTAACTGTACAGAATCAGAATAACCATAATGCTTCAATGCCTTGACCATACCTGAATAATATGTACCAGATCCGTGACAACTGCAACCATTGTCTTCCATCCACTTTGCTGTTTTAGCTGGAGAGATGGTTGGATCTAAGTCATACACAGCATCTGCAATACTTGTAGGACCACACCCCTGTGCTGATATTGTACCACCTGAATAATAATTTCCTTTCCATTTAGCATCTTTCTGTTTATAATTTTTATATCCCATGTCTATACCTCACTTTCCATCACTTCAATTCCATATTCTTCTGCACATGTATGCTCAATCTTACATTCTCTGTATTTCTCCCAATCTTTACAGAAATATGCAATATCTGCATCTGCCAAAAGTTCTAAACTCTTGCCTAAAAACCATAGTGGTTTGGCATCATGCGGAGCATTTTCGAAAAAACTGTCAATGATTTCTACATCCTCATTGTATGTTTCTTTAATTCTATTAACTGCTTTTGTTCTTTCTTCTTTAATCTGTTCATCTGTTTTGTCTCTCATTGGCTGACTTATAAATACTTTCATTTGTCTATTCCTCCACTTCCGGCAATCCTGCAACACTTGTTAACATACTAACCACTCCTGCTGTTGCAGAAATTCCAATTATTGAAACCCAATCAAGCTCTGTGATTAAATTTCCAACAGTAATTAATGATACTGCTGTCTGTGCCATTGTTTTTACAGCTCTGACACCTGCTGCCTTAATCCATTTCTTTGTCTTGTCACTCATTTGTTTACTCCTTTCCCTGCTTCATTGGCAGTTCCTTTACTCTCTTATAAATCTCTGTTCCTGTTCCATTTCCACCCAGTGCATGATATGCCTTGTATAAATGTTCAAAATCATCCAAAGCCTCAACTGATATATGCTCCTGAGCTATGTACTGTTTTCCCAGCGTGTATATCTTGTTATGCAAAATTGCAATAACTCCGTCCTTAATTAATTTATATGATGAATTTTTTAATTTGACATAATTAACTGCACTAACAAAAATTGCACCAATTAATGAAGGAATCCCACACAAGGATAAAATCTGATAAAGTGTCATGTATATCTCCTTTCTTATTCTTCTGTTGTTTCTTCTAATTTGTTATAGAGTTTATAGTTTACTGTAGTTTCGTATCCGCCACTACCTATGTAAGATACATAAAACTGTAAATCATTAAATAATGATACATCATAGCGCTTTCCAGTAGTTACTTTTTCTGGTGCTGAGTCATCTTTTAGATTTGTTAAAAAGATACTTATAGGATATGCTGGAAGAGTATATTCATAAGTATCAGCTATTACAAGTTTACCAAATTCAATGTATTTAAATTTACTAACGTCTATAGAGTATATGTCGGGGGGTATGCTACCACTTTCATTGCTATTGTAACTTGTTTTTGCAAGCATTATTCCTTCGTGTTCTATTCCAAGAGTTCTACACATATCAGAATATTTTATAGTCATATTTTTAATTTGACTTTGTGCAGTCTTATTAATAGCACTAAGCTGACTTATAGCTGTGTTGTTTATTGCATTAATCTGACTTGCAGCTGTGTTGTTAATGTCTTTAATCTTTCCTTGTGCTGTTTCGGTAATTCCATTAATCTGACCTTGTGCTGTTTCATTAATGCTATAAATCTTTCCTTGTGCAGCTTTATTAACTGCATCAGTACCTGATTTTGTATTCTGATATGCTACTTCATTAATTGAAACAATCTGCGCAGATGCTGTATTGTTAATATCTCCAATCTTTGCATTCGTGACATTAGCTATGTCTTCCATCTTTGCAGTTGTAAGTGTTGCTATGTCATTGCTTTTTGCTTCTGTTAAAGAGCTAATGTCGTTCATTTTTGCCTCTGTTATGTTAGCTATGTTTGTTGTGCTTTCCTCAACTTTGACATCAATATTCGCTATTAGCTTCTCAACATCTGTCTTTTGACCTACCACCTCTTCTAAATAATTTCCAGCTCTATCTGCATAATCTGCTGCATCATTTGCCTTCTGCTCTGCCTGTTCAAGATAGCCTTTATTAACTTCTATCTTTTCATCAGCCTCTTTTACCAATGCCTTTGTATCACACATTATTTTGATTATCTGATTGTAAATATCCGGTGTAATCTCATTTACAACATCTACCGGAACGCCTTTCTTTACTTTCTGACATACAATTGTTGAAGTAATTCTTCTACCTTCTGAATTGTCACCAAAAACTCCAATGTAAAGCTCACATTCTTCCCTAAAAAGCCAATCAGGTAATTTTTCTGCTGATACAACATCCTTTTCAACAAGCATTTTTACCGAATCACTTATACTATAATCATCTACATATATTACGGCTGTTTTTGTATATCCCTTCCATTCAGAAGAAAAATCAAACTTAATTTCTTCCAAATTGGAAGTTCCTGATATTAAAGACTGCTGGTTAACAATATGCGCCTGTTGTCCTTTTATCTCTATGTTTATGTTCATCTTTTTCTCCTTTAATCCACCATCCATACTGCATGAACCGGTATGCATGCTCCAGTGTCAATTGCTATAGGAACACTTGCTCCATAATAATCGAAACTTACTGTACCTCCCGGATTGATTGTCATCATCCATCTGTTAGTTGTTCCCAAATGTCCTTCCTGAATTGACCATACGTTACGTGAAGGTCTCATATCTGTAGGAATATTCTTAAAAATATTATCGTGTGCAGAAAAAACAGTTGAATTTGTTATGATTCCCACCAATTCCACAGTTTTGCCAACTCTTCTGATTTTAGGTGCATCAGTAGTGGACCATGCAGATATACCATTCCCACAATCAACCGATTTCCAGCCTGTATCATACACTTCTCCGGATGTTTCAATAAGGGTTAACTCCTGCCAATCCTTCCAGCCGGCATTTTCATAACGCTTATAAATCACATTGTTCTTTACATCGGGAATAAATATCTGAAACTTAGTTGATGTTTCCCCTTCAACATAAAGCATTCCCCAGTTAGTAACAGGTCTGTTTGTTCCTTCTGTTGTCTTTATGTGATACACTCCATTTTCTGTTAATGTATTCCAATCTACTGCTGATGTTATGGTTTGTGATTTCACATAACTAGGTAAATCTGTTAAGTCATTGTATGAACCTGTAAAAGCCACCGTCTTTAAGTCTGTAAAGAATTTCTTTATTTTTCCAAAAATAACCTTATGTGTTTCTCCTGACAAAATATTTTCTCTTTTTGATGCTGCCTGAAAAGCAACAATATTACTGTCACTATTTCCATCCTTTGAAAGCTTCTTGGCAAGCTCCTCATTATTCTTTTTCAATTCACCATCTATGCTGTCTGCATTTTCATTAAAAACATCAATATCATAAAACTCATCTCCATCCGGTTTCTTTAACTGCAAATACTTTGTTTTATTAATCATCTTGTGCTCCTTCCTTCTTCAAACACTTCTTCTCTTAATTGAATGTGTGTATACTTCTTTAATTCCTCGTGTGTAAATTTTGATAACTGATTATTCTTGTTATAAAGCAAAGACAAATCAATTAACAGATTGCTTGGGACAACCCTGTCCAACAATTTAGCCACATCAGAAAGCACATTCCTTGATGTTAAGGCAACCCTGACTGTTAACACATAATTATTGGCATCCAACTTTACTGAGTAATTAGGACCTTTACTTTCATCATTACCACATATTACCGCCAAAGTCTTTTCCAAGGACCTTACAGTAAAAGGTCGTTGCTCTGTAACAATTCCCAATATCTTCAATCGTCTTTCTTCCAATGTATACGTGTCCTTATTGGATATTCCAAGCATTCTCTCCCAATGTTCACAGCCCTGTTCATCCAAACTTTCAATGAAATTATTGTTCCACATTTTTTCAAGTGCTTCCCACAAATTTTCAGACTGTGATTGCTCAATGTCTGTTAATTCCTTTATCTCTCTAAACTCTCTTAACCATTCAGGCAGATACTCAATCAACTTTCTATCCACTTATCTCACCAACCTTTGGAATATAATCACAATCAATAATGCAATTACCTGTCTTTCCATCAATTTTTACACTTAAAACATTGTCAACACCTTCCATGTCAAGAAGCATTGATTCTATCTGTCCGCTTCTTACCGTCATTGTGTCCTTTGCTTCCCATTCATTTTTTATGACATTTTTTAAATACTCTGCCAAATTTTCTGTAAAAGTTTCCTTGATGTCATCCCATATATAATTTTCCATATATTCAATCTGAACATCCACATTTATTCTCTTAACTTTTGGTGTTGAAACAGTTACAATGTGACCGATTGGTGCAATTCCCACACCTGTTCCATCTTTCGTTGGATCAAACGTATTCTGTACTTCATTTATGATTTCAGAAGAAGCTTCATTATATTGAGAATCAAGAATTGCCAGCTTTACAGTTCCTCCACCATTCCAAACAGGATAAACCTTGCAGGCACCTACCTTTTCAATGTCTTTAGCTTTTTCCTTATAATCTGCCTTATTTCCTCCAAAGGCTGCTTCTGTAAATGATTCAAAATATCTTTCTCTCAAAGATTCTTCATCCTCATCTTCCGTGCCATACACAATCACTTCAACAGCCTCTATATCTTCTAAGTCATCAACATATTCAATTGGAATCACATCATCCTTTATGTTGTTTCCGTTTTCTCCTGATTCAGAACATGTCATGCTATAGAATCCATCTCCTAAGTTTTCTGTAATTGAATATGTCATTTCACCTATGCTAAACTCTGTTGCCTCTGGAATGTTCACATCAGAAGGAATACATTTCACTTTTACCACAGCCGGAATACCTTCCTTTACAAATATTCCCCTCTCTGCTGCACGCTTAATCAAATAATAATAAGATGCACTGTCTGCAAAACATTCCTGCAAAAGAATGTCCATGTCTGCATACATCTGTGCACTTTCCATTGCCACAGGTGCCAACGCATCATAAATAATTGAACCCTCTCTTTTATCAACATCCCCCTGCACATTTTCAAGCATCTGACTTAAAATGTTCTCAAAGGTCATCTCCTCAAACATCAATGCTCACTCCTTCCACTTCAATCTCTTCATCATCAGAAGTTGTAACTGTCAGAGAAACCATCAATTCATTTTTGTAATTTGAAATACTCTCTATCTCAACAGAATTAAAACGTTCATCCCTTAAAATGGCTTCCTCAATTCTATCGCCAATTACTTCCTTTACCTCTGCAATGTTTTCTCCCAATAAATCAACTTTCTCCAATCCATAATTTTCATAAATGCTGTAATAATCAAATTCAGTTAACAGAATCTTTATTATTGCCTGCCTTAAGATTTCATCATCTTCATCAGATTTTCTCAAAATCCTTTTGCTTTCAAAATCCAGCACATATGTATCATTGGAAAACTCCTGCTCTTCATCTTCTTCCACATTAAAATCTTCCAGTTCTTCCAATTCTTCAGGTAACATACTCACACCATCCTATCCACAACAAGATACTTCTGACCACCATCTGCACGTATCATCACAACCTTGTCGCCCTTTTTCAATTTGCTCTTTGATGCAGTTTCCGTAAAATACAAAAACTCATCCGTTAAGATGAGCTTTTGATTAACCTTTATTTTAGACGAATCTGCCTTTAAAACCGTACCAATTACAATGGTACAGGGCTTCGCCGCTTTTCTTGCATCCTCTGCTATTTTCTTAATTAACTGTGTCAAACTAGTAGCTGCTATCGTAATCACCTCCAGATAATTCCAAATCCATAAGATGTTGCCCATTATTAAATGTATGAGTAACCTTATCAACTAACATATAATTTGAAATTGTTTCACCATAAATTGTCAACTTAACAAGAACCAAACAGCCGGCTCTTACGTTAATGTCACCAAAACAATTATTAATCTTAATTGTCTTGCCTGTTTTACAATAAATCTTCAACAATGCCTTAACCTTTAACTTTGCACCCTTGCGACTGTCGATTTTGTCAAAATACTGAAGCACACCCCATTTATTAATGTACTTACTGTTTTTTGCCATATAAATCTCCTGAACACCTTTCTTGGTGTTGTCATATGCTAATTTGATCTGATTATAAACATTGTCATCTATTGTTTCCTTATAATCATAAGATTCTGCCGTGGTTGAAGTTATTAACCTGTTAACCTTCCAAGGTTCCCTTAACCTTAACTTTCCAAATTCATCATACAAGGTATAAATCTTTCCCCTTGCCATTAATGTTTCATCCAAGCTGTTCTGTACAATGTCAAACAATGTTGCATTATCATCAATTCTTGACACAGGATACTTTGTATTCGCCAACTTACCACAATTCAGTTTAAAATCCTTGGCAATTTTCTTAATTAAAACCGTAGAAGT